GAAGCTGTGGTGCTGCTTCTGGCTGTGGAAACAGTCAGGCCTGCCAGTGATGGCCGCGGTTAAGGCGACCAGGCGTCATCACAGGCGTTACCTTGGCCGTTAGCCACTGTCCAATATGCAACCGGAGCCATTGGAAGCCGAAGACGGTTGAGCTTGACGGGCAGCAGGTCTGCACGCACAGCGAGGCCTGGCGATTTGAATGCGAAGTGAGGTGGGCTCTGCGCCTACCTGACAAAGCTAGGAAGCCGCGCATTAGCAAGCTGGATTACCTGAACGGTGTCGAGCAGCAGCGTGGCACAGAAGAGCGCACAAAGCTGCGCAACGAGATGGTGAGGAGGTACACAGGTGGAAAAGCCAAGAATTAAACACAAGCTGCTGGACGCGCTGATGAAGGAGCTATGTCAGCAAGGTGCGGCATGGCCATCAGCCGGTGACGCCCAACCGGGTCATTGAGATCCACGACGCGCTGGGCTGGTCGATCAAGAAGATCAAGGGGCTCTTATGAGTTACATGTTCGCAGCCATGTTTCTGTTTGGTGCTGGCGTTGCCGTGCTGGCTATCTGTATTGCGCTATGGATCGCGCTGCTAACAGGGGATGAGCCATGAAAAACCGTATAAGGAATTCGGAAAACCGTATACGGAATTCTGACATCAGTGAATCGCTTGCAGCTGCGGCTCCCGATCTGCTTTGGTTTGCCCAGCAATACGTTAAGTGCTTTGAGGAATATCTGGTAACCAATCAAACTGGGGCTGAGTTTGACATTGCAGGGTTGTTGGCAGAGAGGGCGCGGACTGCCATCGGTAAAGCTACTGAGGGTTTGCATTGAACGCTCTACCGACCAACATCGTGGAATTCAAGCTGCCAAAGAAGCCCAAGGTCAGGGAGAAGCAGCCAGCACCGGATCAGCGCAAGGTGTCGGTGCTGCCGATCCGCGCCGTGTTCGACCAGAAGCTCACGCACGGTGGGCTGCAGGTATTGGCTGCCATCTGTGCGTTCAGCAACCGGGCTGGCATCACCTGGGTGAGTCAGACCAGGCTGGCCAAAGACCTTGGGATCAGCCAGCAGGCAGTGGCCAAGCAGTTCAAGCAGCTGCGAGCTCTCGGGTATCTGGAGACCGTTCGAAAAGGATTCAAGGGCGAGCGCACCGACACCATCCGGGTGATCTTCGACCCGAGCGTGGACGTGGCCACAGCGATCGCAGTCACCAGTTCAATCGAAGACACCAGGCCACCAGAGATGAGAAAGGAGCAACAGATGGAGCAGAACAACAGCATCGATCCAGCAGGCTTAAAACGCATTCAGGACATGATCAAAGGCGTCGTGAAGCCAGTTCAACCACCAGCAAAGGAGTACCAAATGCCCAAAGGAGATACCGTCACCGTGGCCAAAATGAAAAAGGAAATCGCTGCCGCAAAAGCAAGAAAGGAGCGGCTCAATCACAACCCAGAGGTTGTAAATGAAGAGGCCGTCCAATTACAACCTAATCACAACCTGGAGGTTGTACTGAACCCCAAAGAACGTACTAATAAGAGGTTATTAAGAGATGTTTATTTAAAAGAAGTTAAAGAGAGTTATTTAGAACTTCTGCACAACTCGATGAGTGATGACGAGATCGAAGTCACCTTGCAAGATCTGCAACAGCGCTGCCAGGCCGAGGGGGTGTCGATGCCGACCGATGGCCACCTGGTTGAAGCGATCCTGGTCACTCACGGTGAGCGTCTGATCCGCTGATGCCGCTAGGAACGACGAGAAGGTACCCACAAGGCGCGATTGAGGGTTGGGTAATGGGTAGACATGGGTGCGGTAGGAAAACGGCTCAGATCGCCTGTAATCCGAGGTTGTACAAAACCCATACGTTCGTCTGCATGTTGGACGTGTACAGCAGGCAGGGGGGCGATGACGTGTCCTGCTCGAGCCGGCACCAGGGCGCACTGGCTGCAGGTCGATCCGGAAAGCCGGCGGTGGGTAGTCTGTTGTCAGAAAGGCACCCTTTCCCCCCTCCCCCACACGGAGCGCTGGCGGGGGTCAGTCTCAATTTTTCCCCCGTTTTTCCTTAGACGGGTCTTTTGATATTTTTACAACAAGGAGTATGTGATGGCATATGAGATGAGACCTGGCAGCGGTTCGCTGTTCAAGAACGACAAGAAGACAACGGACAAGCACCCGAGTCTGAAGGGCAAGGTGATGTTGCCTGATGGCACGACGCATTGGGTGTCTGGGTGGACGAAGAAGACGCAGGCGGGTGAGACCTGGATCTCGCTGCAGATCGGTGAGATGGTCGGTGGTGACGCGCATGGGCAGGCCAAGGCTAATGGCTACCAGCCGCAGCCTGCTGGCGATGAAATCCCGTTCTGATGGCCGGCAAGAAGCAATCTTCGGTCATCCCGCCGCTGACCAACTGGGGCGGGGTCAGGTCTGTGCAGCGGCGTCTGGAGCGCTCGAATACGCTGATCCAGAACCGGGAAGCGGTGAGCTATGCCCTGCTCTGCATGGCCAACACCAAGATTACCGACATCATGACCTGGGATGAGGACGGCAACGTCAAGGTCAAGGCGGCTCACCAGATCCCAGAGCACGCGCTGCAGGCCATCAAGAAGGTCTCGGTCAGGACTGACAAGGATGGCAACAGCTTCTTGGACATCGAGCTGTACGACAAGGTTGGTGTGCTACGGTTACTGGCCAAGGCATCTGGCTTGCTTGACAACCCTGACGAGAATGACAAGCCGAGTGTGATCGATGTGAACGTAGTGGCACCACCAACGGGGGAACAATGAAGAAAATCTTTCTGCTTCTGTGCCTGGTCGCTGGGTCGGCCAGTGCTGGGGTGCGTTTAGACGAAAGCAAAACCGCTCAAGACGCTTACCGCACCTGGCGTGATGAGCGTGGCTTAGATTTTGTGCTGTCTAATGAAAAGCCATTTATCTGCGCTGGCTTAGAACGTATATACATATTAAATCCGAAAGGAACAATCGAATATGGTTGTTGGATGAAGATACGAAATGAGCTGCACATCAATTACATCAGCAATCGGGGTGTGGTTGAAAATCTTGTTTTGGATGCCACTAAATTTGAACGCCAATTAAACGCCGTTGGGCAGCCAGCTCCAGTGCGCAACCTACCGCTTAAATGAGCCTCTGGAGGAAACGTGGCAAGAACGAAAGAACAAAGCGACAAGGCAGTGAGCTCGGCGGGTCTGCACCTGGACTTCTCCGAGAGCCCGGTGGTGTACGACTTCATCAAGAGCAATGCCTTTGTACAAGGCTTAATGGGGCCGGTAGGGTCGGGGAAATCGTATGCCTGCGCTGCCAAGATCTTCCTAAAAGCGATCAAGCAAAAGCCCTCCCCGATCGACAATGTGAGGTACAGCCGCTGGGCGGTGGTCAGGAACAGCTACCCAATGCTGAAGACTACGACGATCAAGACCTGGCTTGAGCTCTTTCCCGAAGCCACCTTCGGCCCGATGCTCTGGACGCCGCCAATCACCCATCACATCCGGCTACCAGCTCGAGGCGACGCTGCAGGCATCGACATGGAAGTCATCTTTCTGGCGCTCGATCAGCCCAAGGACGTCAGAAAGCTGCTTTCCCTGGAACTGACCGGTGCATGGGTTAACGAGGCCCGTGAGCTCCCCAAGGCAGTCATCGATGGCCTGACCCACCGGGTCGGTCGATACCCGACCAAGCGCGACGGTGGCGCTACCTGGCACGGCATCTGGATGGATACCAACCCGCCTGATTCCGATCACTGGTGGGCCAACATGCACTTGAAGGAAAAGATGACCGGCCCGTATGCCTGGAAGTTCTGGCAGCAACCAGGCGGCGTGCTCGAGACCGATGCAGCCAACCTGCCCGACAACCCCGAGGCCAATGACCACATCTTTGCCGGCAGCCGCTGGTGGCGACTGAACCCAAAGGCCGAAAACCTGAACAACCTGCCCTCCGGCTACTACCAGCAGATGCTGCTGGGTAAAAACTTCGATTGGATTCGCTGCTACGCCGGTGGCCTGTACACCTACGTCCAAGAAGGTCGCCCGGTCTGGCCTGAGTACGACGACACCACCATGTCAGGCGACACCGAGATCGAGCCAGGCGTGCCGATCCAGGTCGGTCTCGACTTCGGTTTGACCCCGGCTGCAACGATCGGTCAGCGCCTGCCCAACGGTCGCTGGCTGATCCACCATGAGATCGTCACCTTTGACATGGGCCTCGAGCGATTCGGCACCCAGCTGCTCGCCGAGCTCAACCAGCGCTTCCCAAACCACCAGGTCATGCTCTGGGGTGACCCGGCAGGTATGGCGCGTGATGCCATCTACGAGACCACCAGCTTTGACTTCCTGCGCACCCTGGGCCTGCGAGCGCAGCCGACTGCTTCCAACGACTTTAAGGTACGCCGGGAAGCAGCTGCAGCGCCCATGCAGCGCCTGATCAACGGCAAGCCTGGGCTGATTGTCAACCGCGACTGCAAGCTCCTGCGCAAAGCCCTGGGCGGTGGCTATCACTTCAAGCGCGTGGCCATCGGCGCCGGTCAGGAGCGGTTCCGCGATGCACCCAACAAGAACGAGCACTCGCACATCGGTGACTCATTCGGCTACCTGATGCTGGGCGGCGGCGAGTACAACCGCATGACCAGGACGAACAGCTACGGCGCAGCACCGCCCAAGCCGGTCGTGGCCAGCATGGATTTCGATGTGTTCAGCTGATATATCCGGCTGATATCAGCGGACAGACTACATGGCCAAAACCCAATAGAATCCGATGCAATATGGACA